GGCTATGTGCAGGAAACCCCGTCGATGCACCAGCAAATCGACGCGGGCGGCGGCGCGGTCGCAGCCCCGGGCACCTCGAACCCGCTGAACGCCTCGATCGACGCGGGCACCGTCACGGTCGGCGGGCAGCCGACCGACTTCTGCATCGAGAAGCTCAGCGTCGATCTCGACAACGGGCTGACCCCGCAAAACTGCATCGGCCAGCTGGCGCCGACCCGCTATGCGCTCGGCACCGCCGCGATCAAGGTCACCACGTCGATCTATCTAGGCGACGCCGCCTATGACACCTTCATGCCGAACAAGCTTACCCAAGAGCCGATCAGCCTGCTGGTGGCAGCCTCGAACGAGGATGGCGGCTATGCGGTCCAGCTGACCGCGCTGCAGCTGTCCTTCCCCGACCCGGCCGCCGGCGGCGCCAACCAGCAAGTCATGATCGAGGCATCGGGCACCGCCAAGGTCGGCCCGGGCGGGTCATCCTCGATGCGGATCTACCGGCTGTAATGATGAAAGGAAAACCACATGGATCTGGAAGCCTATCGCGTCCCCGACGCGGTGCGGTCGGGCGTCGATATCGCCTTGCCGAAATCCGATGCAGTGTTTCGGGTCAAGCTGCCGAGCGAGCACAACCGGGCTTATACGCGCGAGATCCAGACCGCGATGTTCGCCGGGGCCACGGTCAACCCGGAAGGCAAGATCGAGCTTGGCATGATCGACGTGCCAGCGATGCGCGACCAGCGGATCGAGGCTTTCTGCGCGCATTGCCTGATCATGCCGCTGCCCGGCGGGATGACCCTCGAGGTGCTGCGCAAGGATTATTTTCCCGCGCTCGACTATCTGTTCAACGAGGCCGAGCGGCTGGCCGAGGCGCTCGACGCGGAAGGGAAAGAAGCCAAAAAAAAGTCGCGGGCTTCCTGATCTGGCAGGAGCGCTGGCGGGGCAAGGGCGACTTCTACCAGTTCCTTGCCCGCTCGGGCCGGCTGGCGGCGCGCGACGTCCAACCGCCGATTGCCCCGTTCGGCTGGATGATCGACGCCTTCTGGACCTTGTCGACGGCGCGGCCGATCGGCTTCGCCGGCGCCGGCGCGATCCCGATCACCGCGATCTGGGCCTATAGCGACCGCTACGAGTGCCCGGCTTGGTTCGAGGCGGTGATCCAAGCGGTCGATCTGGACTATCTCGGCCGGCTGGCGGGAGACAGCGATGGCCGCTGACGAAACCTATAACATTGTCCTGCAAGCCCGGGTCGAGGGCGACGCTGAATTAAAGGCGCTGTCCGCGCAGCTGCAATCCCTGCAGGGCGATGCCTCGCGCAGCGTCGAATCCTTCGACGCGATGGCGACCGCGCTCGAGGGGCTGAAGAAAACAGCCGATTTCGCCACCGAGATCTTCGCGCTCGAAAAGCTGGTCGACGTCGTCAAGGAGGTCGGCGACGCTTTCATGGAGACGCTCGATAGCATGGCGTCGCTGGTCGCGATGAGCCAGAAGCTCGGCATCTCGACCGAAAATCTGTCGGTGCTGCGCCTTGCCGCCGAGGAGACCGGGGTCAATTTCGACCAGCTGGCCAAGGGCGCGGTGATCCTGACCAAGAACATGGAGGATCTGGCGGGCAAGAATGGCCCGGCAACCCAGACCTTGCGGGCGATGGGGATCACCGCCCAGACCGAATTATTCCCCGCGCTCGAGAAGGTCGCCGATCAATTCGTCCAGCTGCCGAATGGCGCGCGCAAGACCGCCTTGGCGGTGCAGGAGTTCGGCCGCGCCGGCGCCGATCTGATCCCGCTGTTGAACTTGGGCGCAGCCGGCATCAAGGAAATGGCCGAGGAAGCCGACAAGCTCGGCATCATCATCGGCCAAGGTGCTGCCGAACAGGCAAAGCAACTCGAAAACAATCTCGGCAAGCTCAAGCTGATGGTCGAGGGCCTGAAAATAGCTCTGGTCACCGAACTGACCCCGGCGCTGCTGGCGCTGACCGAGGTCTTTATTGATTCCACCCTGAAATCCGGCGACCTCAAAGTCGGCGTCGGCGGGCTGGGGGATGCCCTGATCGCGTTTAGCATCGACGCGGTCCAAGCTCTCGGTGGGGTCGAAAAGGCATTTAACAGCGCTGCCGCCAGCGCCAGCGGATATGGCACAATCGCCAAGGCTGCCATGACGCTCGCTGCCGATGCGGCGCTTGTGGTGGCCCAACCGACGCGGATTAACGAGACCATCGGCGATGCGGTCAAGGCGGCGGCGGCGATCAAGCAGGGGCTCAAAGATCTGGCCGCGATGGATGCCGCGAACGCCGCGATTGATGCCAGCACGGCGGCGACGATCAAAAAGATTCAGGACGCCTATGCGGCGGCCAAGGCGCATCAGCCGGCGCCGGCGACCGGCACCGATGACAGCGATATTGGCGGCGAGGGCGCGGCTTCGAAGGCGGCAGCGAAGGCGGCCAAGGCCGCCGCGACCGAGGCGGCCAAGGCCGAAAAGGTCCGGGTCGAACTGAGCAACCAGTTAATCGAGACCGAGAACAAACTGACATCCTCGGATATGGCCGGGGTCAAAAGCAACCAAGCCTCGACGATGGCCAAATTCACCGGCGATGTCGCAAAGGGCAATGATGCGCTGCGCGCCCAAGGCGCTGCGCTCAATGCGCTGGTCGACCCGCTGGATGCCTATGAACGGAGCTTGGCCGACATCGGCATATTGAAAGACAAGCAATATGTGCAAGACGATGCCGCCGCTTTGCAACTCGCCAAAACCAGCGCCGACTATGTTAATGCGGCCGAAGCAATGGGTCTGCTGACCGACGCGTCCGGAAAAAATAGCGCCGCTCAGGTCGATACTGCCGGCGCGATGCAAAAGGCCTATCAGGGCGTCGCCGATTCCATCGCATCGGTCACCGAGGGGCTGGTCGCCGGGACGATGAAAGCCAATCAGGCGGTGCAGACCCTGCTCGCATCGCTGCTCAAGGTCGCCGCCGAAAGCATATTGACCAAGCTGTTCGCCGGTTCGTCAAAGGGGTCATTCGGCGATCTGCTGGTCAAGTCGTTCAGCGCGAGCGGCAATGTCTATGGCCCCGCCGGGGTCATCCCGTTCGCCAATGGCGGGGTCGTCGGCGGCCCGACGCTGTTCCCGTTCGCCAACGGCATCGGCCTGATGGGCGAGGCTGGCCCCGAGGCGGTGATGCCGCTGCAGCGCGATGCCTCGGGCAAGCTCGGGGTCGCCGCCCCGGCGGTCAACGTCACCGTCCACAACAATGCCGGCGCCGCGATCTCGGTCCAGCAGGACGGCAACAACATCGATGTGATCGTCGCCCGCGCGGTCGAGGCATCGCGCGGCGCGGTCGCCCGCGACGTCCAGCGCGGCGGCACACCGATCAGCCGGGCGATCGAGCGCACCTATGGCACCAACCGAAGCGCGGGGGCCTATTGATGACCGTTTCCCCCGCCCTTGCCCGGGTCTATGCCTCGGCCCCGGCCGACGATAATTTTATCGAGACCTTGGAACTGGCGCACCCGCTGTTCAGCGCGTCGCACTTCGTCGCGCGCCAGCCCTATCCGTTCGCCGCGACCTTGGAAGATGGCCGCGCGGTGACCTTCCAGCCCTTCCCCTTCTCGGCCCAGCTGCCGGCGCAATCGGGCTCGGGGCAACAGGATCTGATCTTGGCGATCGACAATGTCGACCAGTCGATCATCGCCGAGATCGAGCGCGCCAACGGCGATCCCACCACCAAGGTGTCCGCTATCTACCGGCAATTTACCCAGTCGGATCTGACCGCGCCGGCGTTCGTCCTGCCGGCCTTGGCGATGAGCGATATCGTCGCGACCGACAGCCAGATCTCGGGCACCGCGTCGCGGACCGACGTGCTCAACCGGCCGTTCCCGAGCCAGCTGTACACCATCGCGCTCTATCCGGGGCTCGACCGATGACCGAATGGATTCCGCTCGGTGCCGCGCCCGAGCCGGCGATGATCGACCGCTGGGTCAACCGCTGGATCGGCGCACCCTTCGCGCTCGACGGGCGCACCACCGACGGGATCGATTGCTACGGGCTGGTCGTCCGCTTCTATGCCGATCTGTTCGATATCATCCTGCCCGACTGGCGCGGCGCCGGCGCCGGTGCGGGGTGGATCGTCGAGACCATGCAGGTCGAGCGGGCGCGCCGGTTCGTATCGATCGCCGCACCCGCCGAACCGTGCCTCGCCTTAGCGCACCGCCGCCATATCGACCGCCCCCACCATATCGGCATCCACTGGCGCCGCCGGATCATCCATGCCGCCGAGGATGGGGTCCGCGCCGATCCGCTCCATGCTTTCGCGCTGCGCTACGGGATGCCCGAATATGGCCAGCCCCGGGCCGACAGCGCATGACCCGGCGGCTGATCGACCGGGAACAGCCGGCGCCCCCGTGGCACGCGCTGGCGGCCCCAGAACCGGGCGAGACCGCCGCCTCGGTCACGATCTGGCGCAACCCGCTCGATCCGGCCGACCGGGTGACGGTGCCGGTCGCCGCCGGGGTCACCCTGATCGGCTGGCTGCAGCTGCATCATCCGCACGGCTTCGGCCGGCCGATCGCGATTCTCTGGAATGGGCAGGATGTCGATATCGAGGATAGCGACCGGGCGATCGCACCCGGCGATGTCATCGGCATCTATGTTCCGCCCGGCCTGCCGGCGACGGCGACGCCGTTTGCGGTCGCGTTCGTCCACGCGCTGATCGCCGCCGCAATCTCGATCATCGCCACCTTGGCGGTCTCGATCATCTTCAAGCCGAAAAAGCCCGGCACGACGCCGACCCCGGATCCGGTCTATTCGCTTTCGGGGGCGGCCAATTCGGCGCGGCTCGGCGATCCGATCCCGGCGATCTACGGGCAGGTCATCACGGTGCCCGACTGGGCGTCGCAGCCCTACACCTTCTTTGCCGGCAATAACCAATATCTCGATCAGATATTGGTGATCGGCCAAGGCCAATATCGCATCGACCAAATCATCTTGGCCGACACCCCGGTCAGCGGCCTGCTCGATCCGACGGCGGTGCAATCTTGGATCTATCCGTCATCGGCGCACCTGCAGACGATGGGCACGATCGAGGCGGCGACCACCGTCATGGAGAATGTCGTTACCTCGGCCGAGGTCAGCGATCAGGAATTGAACGGCGATCAGACCGGCAACACCTCGGTCACCCTGCAAACCGCTTCCTCGACGACGGCGCCGTCAACCGTCACGATCGCCTATCAATACAATAATAATAATCTGCCGCCGGCGAGCCTGCCGGCGGGCCCGTTCACCTTGGCCGATTATGACCATGTCAATCCCAACGACGGCAAGACATTCAGCGTCAAGACCTATGTGCCGGCGACCGGGGTCATCACCACCAACGAAACCAGCGTGCTGACCGGGGCGCTCAAGACCGAAATCTATCTCTATTTCCCCGGCAGCAACCCCGGAGTCGCGGCTGGCCCGTTCGTCGCCTGCAAGCCCGGCGCGCGCGGCAACCGGGTGATGCTCGATTTCGTCTGGCCGTCGGGGCTGTTCAGCCTCGCCACCAACGGATCGCTGCAGCCGCGCACGGTCCAATTCAACGTCACCCTGCAGCCGATCGACGATAACGGGATTTCGAACGGCACCGCGATCGTCCATAACGAAAGCGTCACCCAAGCGAGCAACACACCCGTGCGGATGACCTTCACCTATGACGTGCCGGTCGGCCGCTATTCGGTCCGGGTCGTGCGGACGACGGGCCCGGCGCCCAATACTCAAACCGTCGACAGCTTCACATGGACCGAATTGAAATTCCGCCTGCTGCCGGCAGCGACCCCGGTTTATGGCGACGTCACCCTCTTGGTGATCCGCACCCGCGCGACCAACGGCATCGCCGACGCCGCCGCGACCCGGGTCCGCGTCCAATGCACAAGGCTGGTCGCCCCGCTCGGCCAAGGCACCCCGGTCCCGAGCCGCGACCCGGCCGACGCCTTCGCCGATGTCTATTGCAATCTGGTCTATGGCGCCCGGCGGCCGGTCGGCGAACTCGACATCGCGACCTTGGCGGCGCTGCAGGCGCACTGGGCCGGGCGGGCGCGGTTCGACGCGATCTTCAACACCAAGTCGACGATATGGGATGCGCTCGGGCTGACCCTGCAGCCGGCTGGCGCCGCCGCGCTGCCGGTCGGCCAGAAAATGTCGGCGGTCCAAGACGGGGTCAAGGCGCTGCGCACCCAATTCTATTCCGATGCGAACATGGCGCCGGGGTCGCTGCAGATCTCCTATTCGTTCGACACCCCCGGCGAATATGACGGCTATTCGGTCGAGTATCGCGACCCGACGACGTTCGCGGCGGTCAACGCCTATTATCCGCCCGGCACCGCCGACCCCGAGCAAGTCACCCTGTTCGGCTGCACCGACGCCACCACCGCCGCGCAATATGCCCAGCTGCTCTGGCAGCGCCGCCTGCGGCAGCGCAAATCGGCCCAGTTCACCACCGAACTGGAGGGGCTGATCCCGCGCTTCGGCGACCGGGTCGCGGTCGCGGCGCGGCTGCCGTCATGGGGCCAGACCGGGGTCATCGTCGCGGTCACCGGGCTTGCCGTCCGCACCGACCAGCCGCTCGACTGGTCGGCGGCCAGCCCGGTGATGGTGCTGCGCTCCGAGGTCGGCGAGCCGTCGGGGCTGATCATGGTCACCCGGGGCGCCACCGACGACGAGGCGATCCTTGCCACCGGCCCGGGCTTCGCCATGCACCCCGGCTATGCGCAGGAATCGACCTATTATAGCTTCGGGTCATCGACCTCGGTGGTCCGCGACTTCGTCGTTACCAATCTGGCGCATCAGGGCGGCGTTGCGACCGACGTCGGCGCGATGGTCTATGACCCGGCGATCTACACCGGGACAATGCCGTGGATGAGCGAGCCGATATGACCGCCGCCATCCCCTTTACGACCCCGTTGCCGTTCTATCTCGACAACTTCCCGTTGCCCGATCAGGCGCCCTATTCGATCGCGGTGGATATGGGGATCGTCCGGTCGCCGATGGCGGCCGGCAATGTCCGCCAGCGCCGGCTTTATGACAATATGCCGCAGCTTTTTTCGCTGCAATTCCACATGCACACCGCCGAATTGTGGGTCTGGCAGACATGGGTCAACGAGACCGCCTATAACTGGTTCTATCTGCCGCTGGCGTCGATGTATGCCGGCGACGGGCAGGGCCTGCCCGGCGGGATGCTGAGCTACCATATTGCCCGCTTCACCTCGGATCTGGCGGTCACCCTCGAGGGATATGACTGGTATTCGGTCACCGTCGCCGCCGAGATCAGCCCGCAGATGTTCGCCACCGCGCCGCGCCCGCCGGGGCTCGACCGGATCGATGCGCTGGGGCCCGGCGACGATGTCGGCAACGTGATCGACGGCGGCGTTCCGTTCCGCTTGAGCATGGATGGCCCGATCGATGGCGGCGGCCCGCTGGTGATCCAGCAAACCCAGCTGGCCGCGCTGATCGGCGGAACGGTCGCGTTGGAGGCGACGCTCAGCGCCGTCTCGCCGGTCGCAATGGCGGCCGACCTGACCGGCACCGCCAGCTTGGATGCGACGATCGTCGTCTTGCAAGTGCTGCTCGCCGCCCAGCTGACCGGCAATGGCAGTTTGGCGGCGACCGTATCGATCGCCGGGTCGCGCGAATTGGCCGCCGCCCTGAGTGGCACCGGGACGCTAGGCGCTGCGATGACGGTGACTCCGGCGCCGACCTTGCTCGCCGCCAATCTGAGCGGCACCGGCACCTTGGGCGCGGCGCTGACCATCACCGCGCCGCCGCTCGACGTGGACGCTGCGGCCTATATCGCGGCGATGACGGTCCAGCCCGATGCGACCCGCCAAGGGGTGATCAATGCTTTGGTGACCGGGCTCAAGACCGATGGGCTCTGGACCAAGATCGATTGGCTCCTATTGTGTCTGTCGCATGACGCGCAGGCGGCTCTCGTCAATGCCAAAACCCCCACCAAGATTGCGACTATTGTTGGCACGCTGCCATTTACAACCGATTGGGGCTATCAGGGGCCTAATGCGAGTAACGCAAATTATATTGACATAGGCGAAGTATTCAATGCTTCGGGCAACGTATATAGCCAGAATAGCGCATTTTTGCTGGCGTATACGGCAGGGCCGGGCGGTGGAACTGACGAGTTAATCGGTACTGTTTCAACCGGCGGTAACGTCGATATGAGCGTAACGAGTCTGCAAATTAATCAGACAGGCTCTAACGCTAACAATATTACAGGCAGTAAGCCGGGGATGCGTATTGCGAGCCGCACGGGGGCTACAGCGGGCGAGTATTATCGTGACGGCGTGGCTAAACTAGGCGGTGTTCTCAATACGTCTGCTGCTGTGCCGGCGGCTCACGGGGCGCTGTTAAGGGATACCAATGGTACTGCTAATAGCAATCGTATGATGGTGTTCGCAAGCGGTAGCTCCCTAAATGCTACTCAAGCCGCGAACTTACGAAATCGGATATTGGCCTATACTACAGCGGTACTAGGCGTAACCGATACGGATACGGCATCTTATATAGCGTCAATGGACGTTAAGCCTAGCGCAGCGCGTAGTACGCTGCTTGATAGCTTAATTGATGGCCTAAAGACAGATGGCTTGTGGCCTAAGCTGGATTGGCTGGCATTGTTTGCAGCCCACGCTGAGCAAGCCGGGCGTGTAAATGTTAAGTACCCGTGGAAAGCTATCAGTGCCTCTTTTGGCACGATGACGTTCACGGTAGATCGTGGGCAAGCAAGCGACAGTACGGGTGCTTTGTGGACGAATGAAAAACTCGTTGGCACGGCCGGTAACGTGTATGCGCAGAACAGCGCTTTTGTTATGACTTATATTAATTCCAGTTCTGGCGCGACGACGAACGAAGCGGCTAACGGCAATGATAATACGATGCTTATTCAGGCGGGTATTAATGGCGGAAATGAGTTACATAATCTCAACGATGCTAATGCCACGACTATAGTGAGTACCGGCAAGAATGGCGGTCGCATTATAAGCCGCACCAGTTCATCTAATTTTGCCGTATATAAGAACGGCGCGCTTGTATCGACGCTTACAGCTGCATCGAAAGCTTATGTGAGCGGTAGCGCTCAATTCTTTAGAGGTTCTTCGGGTAATGCATCGCACAGCCAGCAGGCGGCAGTCGCGCTAGGTAGTGGATTATCGGCTACTGATGCGTCCAACCTCCATAACCGAGTTCTAGCTTATCTAACCGCAATTGGCGCCAATTAAGGAGGAACGACCCATGTCCGGAATGTCGGATTATCTCGAAAGCAAGCTGGACGGCTGGCTGCAAGGGACCGCGCCCGGCGCGTCGCCGGCGGGGCAATATGCCCGGCTGTGGAATGGCGATCCGACCGACAGCGGCGGCGGCGGCGCCGAGGTCACCGCGACGATCCGCCCGGCCGGCGGCGTCGGGATCACGTTCGGCGCCTATTCGAACGGGGTTCGTTCGAACAGCGCGGTCGTCGATTTCGGCAGCGCGGCGGGCGGCGCCACCGTCACCCATATCGGCGTGTGGGACGCGGCGACCGCCGGTAACATGCTGTTTTCGGCGCCGGTCAGCGGCGGCACCCAGACCGTTGCGGCGGGCGCCTCGGTGACCTTCCCGATCGGGTCGATCGTCCGCACCCTCGATTGATCGGCGCGACTGGAATTGGAAAGGCGAGACGATGACCGTCGAATATAAGCGAATGCAGCAGCTGCGCGGCGCGACGGCGCAATGGGCGGCCGACGACATCGTCCCGCTGGACGGTGAACTCGCGATCGAGCGGCTGGATGACGGGTCGATCAAGATGAAGGTCGGCGACGGCACGACCGGCTATCTTGCGCTGGCCGACCTCATTCCCGCGACGGTGTTCCATCCCAAGGGTTCCTTGGATGCAACCAGCGCCGCGCCGCCGCCGGCGGCGGTCACCGGCGATCTATGGTTCAACACCGGCACCGGAGCGATCGCTGGATCATGGGGCGCGCCGGTCGCCGGCAAGGCGATCACCGAGGGCGACCAGCTGGCCCTGAACGCCGACGGGACATGGGCGCTGTCGCCGCACGGGCTCGACGCGAGCCAATATGTGCGCGGCGTCGATCTGGCCGCCGGCAGCGGCGCGACCTTGGTCGGCCATCAGAATGACGCGCCAAAATCGGTCTCGACGAACCTCCATATCTGGATTCAGAATCACGGCGTCACCCCGGAAGATTTCGGCGCGCTCGCCCAGCCCGGCGGCGACGACTGGCAGGCGCTGCAAAACTGGCTGGACGCGCTCGGCGAGAGCGACGATGCGCAAATCGGCCGGCTCGGCACCAAGCCCTATTATTTCAGCAAACCGCTGTTCAAGGACGGCAACCGCCTGACCATCGTCGGGTCGGGCAATGAATCGAACCTCGTCTATACCGGCCCCGCCAACAACGTCGATCTGCTCACCTTATCGACGGTCAACACCACCATCCGCTCGGTGCTGTTCGAGAATTTCAAGATCGACAGCAACACCCGGATGGTCGCGGGCGCCGCGATCCACGCCAATTGCATTGCGCAGTCCGCCTTCAACAACGTGACGTTGGGCGGCCAATATGGCGAGCAGAATCTGTTCGACGCGCTGTACCTCGACGGCTTCGAATATATGCACCTCAACCATGTCGATTTTCAGGGACAGGGGCGCGGCCTGCTCGCCAACAGCCGGCGCAACGCGACGTTCGGCTGGGGCTCGGCGCTCTATGTGCGCGGCGGCCGGATCGGCGATTGCGGCAGCTGGGGCGTTGTCTTGGGCGGCGGCTGCGGCGGCGTCGATCTCGACGATCTCGACCTGATCAACAATGGCACGGTCGCGAGCGCGGGCGGCCTGCTGGTCAACAATTCGCTGTGGAATCTGACCAACCGCGCGATCACCTTGGGCAAGGGGTTCAGCTGCAACACCAATCATGGGTATGGCGTCTATATCGACGACCCGCTGATGGTCGCCGCGTGGATCATGATCAATGGCGGCAGGATGCTCAACAACATCCTCGACGGGCTGTTCATCAACCAGTGCGGCCAAGGCGCGATCTTGGGCACCGGCGCCACCTTCTACGGCAACCGCGACGGCATCGGCGTATCGGCGACGGCCGGATCCTCGGGCGCCCAGATCAGTTTCTCGCATCCCGATGTCCGGGGAAACACCCGCTACGGGGTCAATGCGCCTGCGTCGGTGACGGTGACCGACCCGAACGCCATCAACAACGTCACCGCCAATCTGACCGGCGGCGTGACATGGCGGTCTGGCACCGCCCGCGACATGACCCGGCTGTCCAATTTCATCGGGCTCAATCCGTCCGAGCAATTCGACACCAATGACTATTACCTGTTCAACCGGTCGGCGAACCAATGGGAATTCTATATCGGCGGCGTGCGGGTCGGGCGGATCACCTCGGCTGGCTTCGTCAACGGCTAGGAACGGGGCCGCCAGCTGCCGCTGGCTCGCCATCCACGGCTATGGCTGGCACTTCCCCCCATGCCCTGCCCCGGCGCGCGCTGGCGGGGCTTAAATCGCCCCGCCCGGGAATGCCGGGGCTCGCGCCCCGGCGGGATCGGCTAGAGCTTGAAGCCGACCGGCTGGATGGCGAACACCTCGGCGCGGTCGGTGATGAAATCGGCGCAGTCGGCATAGTCGGCATCGGCTTCGAAGAAGGCGACGGGGTAGGTCGCGCGGGCGAAGGCTTCCGCCTCGGCGAAGGTGGTGAAGGTGGCGATGGCGTTGGCGCCGGCGCCGTTGAATTCGCGAAGCTCGATCATGGGGTCGTTTCCTTGGCTGGCGGGGCGCTGCCCCTCGGCTGATGATTCCTTTTAGGCGCGCTCGGCTGGCCTGTCAACGACCCGTTGACAGAAAATCAAGCGACGGCGAAAAAACCCGGGTCTATGCCTCGGGCTCGACTCATCGAGGAAGGGCAACACCATGAGCGACCCAAGCTGGACCGAGCGGCCGATGGATGACCCCATCGCGATGATCGTCGGTGAATGCGCGAGCGAGGTCGCCGCGCGGATCGTCGCGATGGGAGCAGCGCTTCGGGCGCGGGACGACTGCGATGACGACGACGTGCTGTCCGCGCATTGCCAAGCCGCCGCGACCGCGCTCGCGCTGGCGGTCTCCATCGCCCAGATTCAAGCACGATTCCGGGGGCGAGCCCCGGGCGATGTCGGGCCGCCGATCGTCGCCGACGTGCAAGCGCGGGCGATCCGCCTGCTGGCCGAAGTCTATGATTTCATCGAAAAACACCCGCCGCACGAGCGGCCGCAATGAGCGGTAATAAAAAGCCGCCAGATCCAGCGGGGCTGTCAGCGGCTGGTGCCGTTGGGCGATCAATCCTCGGCGCGCTTGGCGCGGAAGGTCGCGGTCGGCGCGTGGCGGCCTTCCTCCTCGCGGCGCTGGCGGCGGGCCAGCTTGACCGCCTCGGCGGCGCTCCGCGCGACGATATCGACGACGTGGTCGGCGCCAGCCCACCCGCCGCTGTACAGCACCACCGATGGGCTGATCGTCACCGCGTAGGTCCGCAGGCGACCCGGCTTGGCGGCCGGGGCGATCGGCGCCGGGCGAAGGCCGAGGGCGGCTTCAACCTCGGCGAGTGTGCCGACCGTCTCGGGCTGGTCATAGCCGTTGGCGAAGGCATAGAAGCGCCCGCTGTTCAGGGTGCCGATGCGGGGGTCAAGGTTGGTCATTGGGGGCGGTCCTTCGGCTGGCGGGGCGGCGCCCCTTGGTGATGATTCCTTTTAGGCGCACCCCGCCAGCCTGTCAACGCCACGTTGACAATTAAGCGGCTGGCCACCGAAAATAATTCCGATGGTTCCGTATTTTCAACCGTATCGAGTTTTCCGTATCGGCGGACAATGGCGGAAATCAGCCGCTAAATCGCATCACCCGACGTCATAGTCCCCGACGTCGTGTCAGCGCCGGAACGCGGGAAAACCCCGCTCTGTGGCCGCCAAACGCCCAAAAACCGGGCATTTCCCCTCGGTTCGTCGTGCCCGGGGTAAACGGGCCGTTGACAAAAATCCGAGCGGCTCTAAACAGGCGTCACGGATTTTCCGTATCTTGAACCGTATGGGGCTGCGCCCCGAAGGAGATAATGAGTGGCAAACGTCCGCGATATCGAGCGCGCCAAGGGCGGCGACAAGCCTTACCGGATCACCATCCGCGACGGGCTGTATGTCCATGTAACCCCGGCCGGCGGCAAGTATTTCCGCTGGGAATACAAGCTGGACGGCAAGGGCAATATCGCCAGCCTCGGCGAGTTCGACCGGGACTCCTTTTCGATCCTCGAGGCGGAAGCCAAGCTGCGCGAGGCCAAGGCCTTCGCCAAGGACGGCATCCACCCCAAGGACGGGTTCCGCTCGCAAGGGGTCGCGCGCCGGGTCGCGGTCGCCAAGCAGCGCAGCTTCGCCGACCTCTGGGATGACTGGAAGGAGATGGATCTTTCGACCGGCGACGAGGCGGTCGCCCCGATCCTGTCCTACCAGCAGATGGCCAAGGATCGGAAGAACGCCTATGGGGTCGGCTTCCGCCTCTGCGCCCCGCTCCATACCAAGGCGCTCGCCGAGATCGAGCCGGCCGAGATCTTGGACCTGATCACCCGCCTCCAGCAGCCCGGCGCCAAGCGCGACGGTGGCGCCTATGCGCCCAACACCGTCCGCGAGGCGGTCAACGTCATCAACCGGGTGTTCGGCTGGGCGATCTTCAACAAGGTCGTCGCCGCCAACCCGATGGACTCGCTGCGCGCGATCGGTGCCACCCTCAAGGGCACCCGCAAGCATATGGCCGCCGCCACCGACCATGACGGCTTCGCCGACGCGCTGGCCCAGATCGACGCGCACAAGGGCCACCGCTCGATGGGCCGGCTGATCCGGCTGATGCCCTATTTGCTGACCCGGCCGTCTGAACTTCGGCTGGCGCGGTGGGAGGAGATCGACTGGGAGGCGGCGACCTTGACGGTGCCCAAGGCGCGGATGAAAACCCGCCGCCACGACGGCACCGGCGACCATGTCGTTCCCTTGGCCAGCCAGATCTTAGCGCTGCTGCGCGGCTGGTATGAGGAGGCGGCGCCCGAGCCCGGCGACCTGATCTTCCCCGGCCGCAAGCGCGGCCAGCCGCTGAGCCGGTCGGGGGTCGGCTGCACGATACAGGCCTTGGGGCTCTCGGGGGTCCAGAGCGCGCACGGGATGCGCGCCAGCGCCCATACGCTGCTCACCGAGGAGCGCCACCCGGTGCACGGTGGCCCGCGCTTCCGCGACGATGTGATCGACCTGCAGCTGGCCCACAAGCTCAAGGGCAAGAGCGGGGGCTCGGCCAAGGTTCGGCTGGCCTATATGCGCTCGCAGCTGATCGCCGAGCGCGCCGAGATGATGCAGTTCTGGGCGGACATGGTCGACGGGCTGCGCGGCCGCCCGGCTGGCGGCGTG